TCCACTGTTGCACAGTGGAAAGACCCACCTCCTGCGATGCCCGATAAATACAAGGTGCCCAGTGATACGGTCCAATCATATCGTAATTATTATTGCGGGGATAAGGTTGCATTTGCACGCTGGACTTCCCCATCTGAAACACCCACATGGTTTAATAACAATGCCGACGTATAAATTCAAAGACAATAACACAGGTGAAGAATTTGAGAAGTGGATGTATATGGCAGAACGTGAGAAGTATCTTGCGGACAACCCACACCTAACTCAGATGCCTACGCTTCTCCATGCTGTTTCCGAAGTAGGAAACTGGCAAAACAAAACTGATAGTGATTGGAAAACTATCATCAATCGCGCAGCGAATGTCCCTGGTTCTAATGTAGAAAGACTTTAATTATGCCTGTAAAATCTAGAAAGAAGAATGGTAACGGCTCTACCAATGGTATGAGTATGAAGATGATGAAGCGTAAGAAACCTCTCAATTCTGATATCCTTACTGAGATTGAGCCACTCACTGATAACCAACGTATATTTTTTGAAGAGTATGCCAAAGACAAAAACATGTTTGGCTATGGTTGCGCGGGCACTGGCAAAACATTTATCGCTTTATATCTCGCACTCAAGGATGTTCTCAATGAGAATACCCCTTACGAGAAAGTCTATATTGTTAGGTCGCTAGTATCTACACGCGAGATTGGTTTCCTACCTGGAGACCATGAGGATAAGTCATCTCTATACCAGATTCCTTATAAGAATATGGTAAAATATATGTTTGAGATGCCTACAGACCAAGAGTTTGACCAACTCTATTACAATCTGAAGGCACAGGAAACCATTTCTTTCTGGTCTACATCATTCATTCGTGGCACCACACTAGACAATGCAATCATTCTTATCGATGAGATGCAGAATCTAAACTTCCACGAGTTGGATAGTATCATCACTCGTGTCGGACAAGACTCCAAGATTATTTTCTGTGGAGATGTCAGGCAGTCTGACCTTGTGAAAACCCATGAGCGTAATGGAATCATTGACTTCATGCGTATCATCGAGACGATGGAAGAGTTTGCAACTGTAGAGTTTCAACTTGAGGACATTGTTCGTAGCGGACTCGTCCGTAGTTATCTCATTAGTAAAACAAATCTAGGACTCTAAGTATGCTTTTTCATCATGTGCCGTTGACCACTGTTGACTTAGAAGCAGAGATGGTGGATAATAGAAGAGTCTATGTCACACCAGAGGGTAATAAATATCCATCTGTTACTACTGTCATTGGTAATAACCCCGACAAAAAAGCAGGCATTGCCAAGTGGCGGCGTCGTGTTGGTGAGGAGAAAGCAAATCGTGTCTCCACTCGTGCCGCAACACGCGGCACAGACTTCCACCTCATGTGTGAAGACTACCTAAATAATAAATACGACGAGGAAAAATTCAAGGGTAAACATTTACCTTTGATGATGTTTAAAAATGCGAAGCAAACTTTAAGTCGTATTAATAATATCTACGCGCAAGAGGTAGCATTATATTCAGACCACTTGGAGATAGCGGGGCGCGTAGATTGTGTCGCTGAGTTTGACGGTGAGTTATCTATCATTGACTTTAAAACCTCAGCGGAAGAAAAGAAGCTCAAGTGGATTGAAGATTACCTGATACAAGAAACAGCATATGCATGTATGCTGTTGGAAAGATACAAACTAAAAGTAAATAAAATAGTAACTATCATCGCTTGCGAAAGCGGAGACACTCAGGTGTTTGTAGAAACACCAAAGAAGGAATACCTTCAAAAACTAATCGGGTACATAGACCACTACAAAAAAACCTATGAATAAAGGAGACATATTAGAGGATAGATTTATGACTGCTGCAAAATTCTCTCAGGATGTAGAGAAGATTGCGTCTTATAATGAGATGAATTATATTGATGCTATCCTACATTACTGTGATGTAAATAACATTGAGGTTGAAACGGTGCCTAAACTCATCACGAAACCTCTCAAAGAAAAACTGAAGCATGATGCTCAAGAGCTCAACTTCATTAAGAAAACGTCCAGAGCAAAACTAATGCTAGTATGAAAGACTTCTTCGACTCAGATATCGTGCAGGAAGAGGCGCGAGAAATGGAAAGGTTGCAAGCAAAAGCAATGCAACTCACATTGGCAGCACCACTAGAGGGCACGAAAGAGCAGGCACAAGAGTATATTAATACCGTGCGTGCTCTTATTGAGAAGCAGCAAATCTTTTATACTAGAATGAAACTGTCCGATGACCCTAGGGCACAAGACATGGTGAAAAACATCGAAGAAGGTGCTAAACTACTCTACGGGTGGTGGGGCACTGAAGATGTCCGTAACCTCATGGGGGCAATGCTGCAGAAACTCGATGAGTTTGAGGCAGAGTTAGAGGCAAGGGGTTGACGCTGCCCTCTTGCCCTGTTATAATGACCGAGTGATACAGGCGTCACACAAACCAAATCCAAACTAATCCGAGAAAATCCTATGTCTTTTGCTGATCTAAAGCGCAAGTCTCAAACCTCCTTTGCATCTTTGACGAAGGAGCTTGAGAAAGCAAACTCTAATTCCAGTGCTGATGACCGCTTCTGGAAGCCCAGTGTTGACTCCGCTGGTAACGGGTTTGCAATCATCCGTTTCCTCCCCGCGCCTGATGGTGAGGAGGTGCCTTGGGCAAAACTGTATAGTCATGCCTTCCAAGGTCCTGGTGGATGGTATATCGAAAACTCCCTGACCACTATCGGTGGCAAGGACCCTGTTGGCGAGGTCAATCGCCGCCTTTGGAATAGCGGTAGCGATGCCGACAAAGAAACTGCGCGTAAGCAGAAGCGCAAACTGTCCTACTATGCCAACATCTATGTTGTCAAGGACAGTGCTAACCCTGAAAACGAAGGTCAAGTCAAACTGTATAAGTTTGGTAAGAAAATCTTTGATAAGATTATGGCAGCAATGCAACCTGAGTTTGAGGACGAGACCCCTATCAATCCGTTTGATATGTGGGAAGGTGCTAACTTCAAACTGAAGATTACCAACGTCGCAGGGTATTGGAATTACGACAAGTCAGAGTTTGCTGCACCGACTGCACTCTCTGCAGATGATTCCCAACTGGAAGCAATCTGGAAGTCAGAGCATTCTGTTGCTGCCTTCACTGCTCCAGAAAACTTCAAGTCCTATGAGGAGTTGGAGGAGCGTCTGAATCTGGTGCTGGGTGTTACTCAGACTCCCCAGGTCGCACGCCAACAAAAGGTCACCCGCACCCTCGATGAGGAGCTGGAGGACGAGAGCGAAGGTCGTGGTAGTTTCACTCCTGACTTCAGTGCCAAGCGTGAGACTGTCCCTGCAGCAACTGCTGATGAGGATGAGGACGACGCACTGTCTTACTTCGCTCGCCTTGCTGAAGAAGATTGAGGTGGACATACGAGAGGGTCTGCTTGACCCTCTTAGTCATCGCTACTTATTATAGTTTGATTTTTCAGTGACCCCTGACAAGGGGTCTTTTTTTGTGCCGTAGTGAGCATTAAAATTACGTTAACACCCTCTAAATATATCGATTTGTTCATGCGACCCAAACATTAACTCGCCCTTAACGACACAGGGAGATACTTGCTGTATAATTTAAGGGTCTTAAGGACAAAGCAAAACACACAAAGGTATTACAAATGAAAGCAATCGCTCTAGCCGCACTGGCAGTTTCGGCAACTGCACTGGCGACTCCTGCCCTTGCAGGACCCTATGTTGAGTCCAAGCATGAATTTAAAGGCACTGATGAAGACTTCTCTAAAGCAGTCCATCAGGGTCGCGTTGGTTACGAATGGAAAACTGGTCGCTTCGCACCTTATGTTGAAGGTGGTCTTGGAGTAAGCGTTCCCGATGGCGGTGAAAACGAAACCTTCACTGCTCTTGAAGTTGGAAGTAAGGTAAAGATTACTGATAAGTTTTCTGCTTATGGTAAGTGGGAGAACATCTTCCAATCTGATAGCACCCGTGACTGGAAAGTTGAAGTCGGCACCAAGTACAAGTTCTGATAACTAAATATGAAACTCAAAGCAATCGCAGCTGCCGCCTTGGCAGCGCCCATGATGGTAGCTTGCGCTTCCACCGAGACGACAGAAGTTAAAGAGCCATTCAAACTGAATGGTGCTGGTGCTTCATTCCCTGCTATGTTGTATAACAACATGCTACAATCCTTTGCTCAGGATACTGGCAACCAAGTCAACTATCAAGCAGTTGGTAGTGGTGCTGGTGTCCGTCAATTCAAAGCAAAGACTGTTGACTTCGGTGCCTCTGATGGTGCCGTGTCTGATGCTAAGCAACCTGCTGAAGGTATGGTCCACATCCCCATGACTGGTGGTGCTATCGTTCCTACCTACAACAACCCTGGATGTGAAGTCAAGATGACTCAGACTGAATTGGCTGATGTCTTCCTTGGCAAGATTGATAACTGGTCTTACTTCGGTTGTGCTGACCAGCGTATTGCTACAGTCCATCGCTCTGATGGCAGTGGCACTACTAAAGGTTTCACTAACTCACTGTCTGCCTTCTCTCCCGAGTGGAAGAAGACTGTAGGCACAGGTAAGTCAGTCTCCTGGCCAGTTGGTATCGGTGGTAAAGGTAACAGTGGCGTTGCTGCTGGCATCACCAACACCCCTGGTAGCATTGGTTATGTAAACTATGGTTATGTGAGGGGTGACCTGCAACAGGTTGCCATTCAAAACAAAGCAGGTAACTTCGTGAAGGCATCTGCTGAGACTGCATCCGCTGGTCTCGGTGAGATTGTCCTTGATGACCAACTGCGTGGTGCCGACGCTAACCCCGCTGGTGCTAACGCATACCCTATCGTTTCACTCACCTGGATTCTTGCATACCCTGAGTATGAAAAGAATGAGGACGTGAAGACCATGCTACGCTACATGCTTTCCCCTGAGCAGCAAAGCAAAGCAGACTCACTGGGTTATGTGCCACTGCCTGAGGCACTGCGTCAGAAAGCACTCGCTGCTGTTGACACCCTAAAATGAAAATCGCATAGCAAAAACCGATTGGGCGGTAAAAAAATCCGCCCAATTTTTTTGTCTAAAAAGTCGAGTCAGATTCCTGCCTTCTTTAACTGCTTGCCAACATAGTTTGTTGACTTAGCATAGAAACTAGATGCTTTAAATTCGTTGACAAACTCTAAAAGATATCTAGATTTTAGAATATAGATTTCTCTTTTCTTTTCATTCTCTCTGATAGCATCATCGAGATTTGTTACACCAACAGAGATGTTACTGCCAGGAGTGGAAGTGTATACAAGAGTCCCACCTGCTCTACTATTCACATAGTTATATTGTCTGCTTCTGAATGCAGCATCTACTTTGAGTCCTGCTTCTAATACAACTTCACCATCCTGATTTTTCAACTCTGTAGTCTCATAGTATGCTACATCGTCAGGTCTATCTACTAGGTCTCTCAATTCATATTCTGCCACGGGGAAATCAAACTGAGGATTGATAACATTATTAGTAATGATTAACACCCAATCATATAGAGGAGTATCATATGCTTCTTGTGCAATAGTATCCCATCTGTCACCTTCTCTAATAGAATATCTCTTGAAGAAGACAGAGTAACTAAACTTGTCAGGATTGATTTGATATCTACGAAAGAAATTATTCGCAACCACATAATCTGACTGCGAGAAAGGAAACTTGACAGGTTTAGTGTCGTATTGAATGTTAGGTGATAGTGAGAAATACATCAGTAGGATGCTCCAGAGTCTTTTAATTCGTCTGCGTATACCATCTTGAGCTCTTGGAATGAGATACTAATTTGAGTTGCAACTGGAGACCCATTGGGTAGTGTTGCCCAGGCACCATCGGGTGTATAAGATACTTGGAAATTTGTGATTACTGATGGTTTGAATTGTGTCACCCAATCATGCTCGGTATTTCCTTTCTTAAAGGTAACGTCAACAATTTGTGGGACTGTCACAAAGGACAAGTTATCATCACCTGCTCCACTGTATGAAGGAAGCGTAGCAAACTTAAAAGCATGAATAATTTTTTTAATTTGCTCTGCTTCATCAGAATTTCTAGGTGCCATCTTAAATTTCAGAGAAAAGTTTCTCATCTTTGGTCCTTTGTATAACACCTCAGTGTTTGGATTGAGGACTTGACTAGTAGTTGATGCAAAAATATCATTGACTGTTACAGACCCAAAGTTTGCTTTAGCCAACGCACCAGAGATAGCATTAGCAGCCATTGTGCCTTTTGTGAGAGCATTACTTGTAGCTTTCCCAATAGCATTTGTAACTTGTCCTAGTCCTTGTGCAAGGTCGCCACCAGCAGCACCACCGAATCCTGCAAGAGCACCGACTGCCATGTTGCTGAAGTTTTGGTCTTGCCATTGAGCACCATATTCACCTTCCATATCTTCTGGCATATACAAAGCAACGGTTGCGCCAGTTGTTTCCAACCCATCGGTTGATGAATTATATTGATTTATGGTTTGACCAGCTTGCACCTGAGATTGTTTTGAAAATGGTGCTTTGTATTTGTAGAATGTGAACAGCACATAATCCATGTCAGATGTGAATGCGACATTAGGATATTTAAATTGA